AATTTAGCCATTTCTTTAATTCGTTCGTTCATTCTTTAACTCCGAAATGTTCTTTGATAAATATTTTAACACTTGCCGCCCCATCGGATTCTCTTGGATAGGAGTGTTCTAGTAATGATGCTTCAGCACAATCACACATAAGCAGGCATTCCTCAATAATCAACTCAGCAAACTTTTTACGATTGAAACTTTCAGTAGTAGAAGTACCGTTTAGTCCACACTTCACTGTCTCTGTCGCCTGTCTTTCAAGTTCTTTAATTCGTTCGTTCATGTGTCAACCCCCAATCTATATTGCATATACAAATCCATTATTATATTCAGTTTTTCATTTCTCACCCGTGTACGATGCCTAAGCGTCTGTATCACTTCTAGCATATCTGACCTTTCATACCAGGTACCAACGAATACACCATGTGGATCACTGATACTCTTTAATTTTTCTGGACTGCTCACATACACATAATCCGACATACTAATTGAAGTGTTGGATGGATATCTTTTACTGAGATCGTTTATGATCCAGTAATCTGCCTCATGTTTAGTTCCCGCAATCACAAAGGTTTTCATTTACTTCTGATTTTTTTAAATTTCTTTTCGATATCCAGTAAGGCCTTATCTAAGGCTTCTTCGATTCTATCTGAAAGGTCAAAATTGAAATCTTCCACAGAATGTTCTACCTTGAAGATTTCTATCTCCGACATTGGTATCTGTGCTTTGAAACAGTCACCTCGGGGTTTAATGTATGGGCGCATCTTTTCCCAACTGGTAACACCCGCCATACCAGGTTCAACCATCAACAGATAATCAAAGGTCTTCTCAAACACTTTAGTGTCCGTAGATTCTCCTTGTGTATTACTGATAATGATATCGCTCGTTTGTTGTTTTCTTTTCTGAAAGATTTTGAGCCCAGTCTTCAACTCAATCTTAATGTTGTCACTGGTGACAAAATCATATCCTGTCTGATTAACATAATTCATGTAACCATTTGAGTACTTCTGAATGGCTTTGCTAATAAGGTGTGATTTGACAAACCTTAACATGTTTTCGTTGTAAGTGCTTCGATAGGATTGTATAACCGAAAATACCATGTCCCAGTCAATATTAGACCGTAACTTTTTGGTAATATCAAATTCGAATTGGTCGGTAAGGGTAAGAAGGGTTTCGAGGTTTTTCGAATCGACTTTGCTCAGTTGCAACATGGTTTCTCCAATAAAAAAGACATGATGTATT